GTTGTTATCAAGAGTAAAGGTATAGTTTGAAATATTCAAACCTGCAATAGTTCCAACTGCAGCAGCAACACCAGCACCTTCAGTATCGGAATCGTCAAAGATCAGTGGATCATTAACAGCATAGTTAATTCCAGGGTTCTCGATGGAGAATCCAGTGATACGTGCAGATTCAAATCTGTTGATAGTTTCAACTTCAATGTCAACTCTAGATTCGACAGAAACTGAGGGGAAGTAATCAAACACTTCCAATTCAGGTTCTTCGAGTAAAGTGATGAAGGTCTCGGATTCAGATGTAGTGATACCTAGAACAGAACCAGTAGCACCTGATGAAACCTGGAGTAGAATCTCATTTACAATAAACTTCTCATCATCAGGAGTATTTGCTGCATATTCAACTCTTAACTGATTACTAACGTTGTCCCAGGAACGAACGGTAGCATTCTTGACACTTTGACCTGTAGACTGAATAGATTGTCCTGCCACAAAATTTGCTGTGACATCAGTCATTACCATCAAGGTATCGATATAACCACTGTTATCACTATCTTCAGGTGCTAATGCAAGAGTTTCACCATCTTGTCCTTCAGTAGCATCTCCATTCTCAAGAATTAGTTCTGCTGCTTCTTTGTTTGGTGTTCTTTCAATATCATCAACATCAGTATTCAGATATACATCTCTATAACGAGTAACATCTGATGGTAGATAAGCATGGTTTGAACTATTCGAGAAGTTCCAATCATTAGGAACTGCCTGATATCTATCACCAATAATGTAGGGGAATACAGGATTACCTTCAGCTGAAGCATCAATAGTAGTGAAGTATGCATAAACACCATTGGGGAACTCAGGTGTCTTACAGAAACGACCATTGTATTCATCTAGTTTGCCCAGATTGAACACATACTCAAAGTCCTGAATGAATGAACCTAGAGGGTAATGCTCACCGACTGATATAACGGTAGCAGATTGTGCAGGTGCACTCTGTACTAAAGTATTCCCAACAGTTGGTAGATTTGTGTAATCACCATATGGTTTTAGTTCTAAGATGCCTGTAACAGAGTTCCAAGCAATAACTTCCAAAACAGGGAAACCACCACCAAATGCAGCACTAGTAGGTGCACTTTGATTGGTAATGAAAGTACCAACAGTAAAATCAACACCAAAGTTAGTAATAGAAACTTCAATCTTGGGGAAGATATCAGGACCATTCTCTCTGGTGGTTTTAAGACTGTAAGATGTTGTCATTCTGACAGCATCTGATGAGATCGTATTAGGATCATTGAAACCATATGGACCATAGATGGGATTGCCATCATATGCCCAACCAAGAATAGGTGAGTGATCCTTAGTTGCTGAAGACTCATTATAAACATCTGTATTGTTTACAATAGTCTTGGTGAGGTTATCAGATAGGTTGTAACGTAGGAAGACGGGGTTTGACAAATGTGCATACTCACCACCGAACTGAGAGTTCTGAGAAGTGAATACATAACCCTTTGCTGCATCTAGTTTACGAGCATAATTTGATTTCTGGAAAATATCCTGCCCAACATTAGGAATGGTTTGTTGTTCCCAAACTTCACCATTGTTAAACTCCCATTTGAAGATTTCAACATTGAACTGTGCACCATCACCAATAGAGATCAAGAATACTGTAGTATTCTGTTGGGTGTAATCAATACCTTTATTAGAAAGAGTGATTGAGATAACCTTATCAGATTCAACCGTATTAGCAGGACCAAGTTGTGCAGTTGCTTCTGCACCAAAACCATCACCAGAGATGAAGACTGTAGGAGGTGAAGTATAACCTGAACCTGATGATAGAAGTGCAATAGATTCAATCTTACCGTTAATCACAACTGGTTGAGCAGCTGCTCCACTACCAGAGTTTAGAGTAACAGTAGGTTGTGTAGTATATCCAACACCACTATTGGTGATTCTAACTTCGTTGACAGGACCACGGACTTCAGCAGTTGCCTCAGCACCACCACCTCCACCACCCACAAGGGAGATCTGAGGTGCAGATGTATATCCAGTACCACCATTTCCAATCAGGATCTTAGTGACTGCCCCGTTTGAGATAACTGCAGTTGCAGTAGCACCTTCTCCACCACCACCAGCAATAGAAACAATAGGAACTGTAGTATATCCAGTACCACCACTAGTCAGGATAATATCTGATAGTGAACCATTAACAACAACTTCACCAACTGCTCCAACACCACCACCACCTGAAATGATCAGATTTGGTTTGTTTTGTGCATCATATCCAGTACCAGTAGTAATAACATTGATCTTAGTCAATGAACCAAAGGTAACACCGTCAAAAGACTTGTAGTTATACAGAGAAACACCATTCACCCATTGACCTGTAGAACCGTAAATCGTCTCAGTCTTACTAGAGGTGGGTTGAGTAACAAATGGGAATCTCTTCAGATGTCTCTGGTTACCAGGGACTAAGGATGTTCCAGTAAAAGGACCAATGTTATAGTTTGGAATTCCACTGGAAGCAACATAGCAGTAGTCATTATTGATGTAAGTGTTTTGTACATTGGCAATAAAGTCATTAACATTATTATTAACTGTCAGGTTAGTTGACTTACCCTTGTTCAGGTTCACTGCCACAAACATTGTTCCGTTTGCGTCTGCTGAAACAGCAGCAGGCAAAGTATAAGTAAACTGATTGACGATACCAGTTCCAGTAGTAATGATGTTTGTTACTTCATAAACACCATTATAGATTGCTGGTGTAGCACCATAGATGGTAATACTGTCACCAGTTAGAATACCATGGTTGTCATTCTCCGTGGTTACAGTTGCTGTGTAGATACCAGCATCCACAGTAACACCGATAGAGGTAATACGAAGAAGTTTCTTGACGTTATACAACCAAGATCTCACCAGAGTCTTATCACTGGTTGTACCAAGGTTTGCAACCTGCAGTTTATCTCCAGGTAGATAATATGACTTAGATGATGTAATTTCAGTTCTGGATGCTTCTGCAATACCAAGAATTGACATCACAACAGGATTGCCATCAATATCAGTTGCTTGAATATTAATATTTGCAGTAACTTGTGTACCTGCCTGCAGAGAGACTCTTTCTAGAGTAGGTTGTTCGTAATATCTCTCACAGTCAATAAACTGGGACAGGGTTTTCTCTTTATATGAAACTCTCTCAGTATCATTGATGAAGAAGAAACCATTTCTCTCAGGCCAACCAATTGTAGAGTCTACTGAGATAATTCTATTCGTTGAATCAATATTCTCGGATAGAATTGTTTTGTATGGTACAACAAAGTCTCCAACTTGAGAATCTGCGTCAATGTAGATCTCAAAGATGTTCTCATCTGCAATTTGCAGTGAAATGATCTGTTGAACCAATGCAGAAGCATATTGAACAGACTCATCACTAGAATCTGCAAACTGTTGCAGAACTTGACCAGATAGTTTTGTTGGATCACCAGAAATGACTCTTACACGCAGCAAAGTGTCAATTTTCCACTGAGATGCTGATGGAGTTAAAAGTTGTTCTCTAGGAAATGTAATATTGATAGATTCACCATAGAGCATCCTGAATAGGAACTGAACACTCTTTGCTGTACCTTTCGAGACGTAAAAATCTCTTACATTCTTAATTAATAGTGATGGATCAACCTTTTCAAAGAATGATGATGGTAAAGTTGGTAGGAACTGCTTAACAACTTCATCTAGAAACTTTTTGATGAATAGAACCTGTAGATTCTTGACTTCAGTGTTAGATCTATGGTCAGACTCAAGAGACGTTTTAAAATTGATGTCACCAACAGAATCCAGACCAGAAAGACCTGAAAAAGCACGGGTGCAATCATTGAATGCAGATTTATTGTATCCTGTGCCTGGATCAAAGATATCAAATCCAGTAACTTCACCAAGACCAATCGTTGCTGATGCAGTTGCACCTTTTGGTGCCGAGATGGTAATAGTAGGAGGATTTGCTACATCATAGTTCTGACCAAAGTTTGAAATCAGAATATCGGTGACAGCATTTGCAAAAAGGATACTACTTGCAGCTGCTCCTGTACCACCAATCTGATTACCTGCTGCATCTGTTCTGCTATCAGAAATAAAGACACTAGGAGGGTCCAGATAACCTCTACCACCGTCACTAACCACAATATCAGTCAGTTGCCCATTAGTAATGGTTCCTGCTGTTGCAGATGCTGCAGGAGGTCTTGCAATTGTAATCTTGGGTTGTCTAGTATAACCAGAACCAGAATTTGTGATGACAATTCCAGTCACACTACCATCAGCATTAACTACTGCTACTGCAGTTGCTGTTGTGCCAAAGGCATCTTCAGGTGAACCAATAGTAACAGCAGGAGGATTGTCTTGACTGTAACCAGAACCACCATCAACAACAGTGATTGAAGTTAGACCTGAAACGAAAGTAGTTGCTGCGGCAGATCTGCCATTAACAGACTTAAATGTAATTTTTGGGGGATTGTAGTGAGTGTAATCACTACCACCAATTTTAATTGGGATATTGGTTAGTAATCCAGAATCACTAATTGTTGTAATTGCTTCTGCCCCATTGCCAATCTCAGGCATTGAGAACTCAATCGAAATAATGAAGTTGTTTGCTAGATTGACAACGACACTACTATCAACAATAACAGTATTGTCTACGATGGCATAGTCAATAAAAGGTCTTAACCTAATTCCATTATTGATGAATTGGATCAGTTCTTCATGGAGAGGTGTATAGTTGACACCATTTTTTTGTAAACGATATACAGTCTTTCCTGAAGGAAGTGTCTCAACAATATCACTACCGATCAGACGATCCAGTTTAACAATAGGATCACCAACAAAACCTCTTAGAAACTTAATAGAGGTGTCGTTTTGACTATCTAAGGGTAGTCTAGTTCTAGGAGCAACAGTAAATTGAATCTGATTGTTATTCAGAACAACATAGTCAGTTCCAGGTTCTAGAATTTGACCATAGATTTCAACAATCAGACTAGTAACGTCTGGAATAAAAGAAGGCGCACCGAGATACTTAAGATCAAAGAGTCTGTCTGTTCCATTGAATGTAAAGAAGAGAGAATCTAGATCAATCTGCTTTCTAGCAACTTCCACCCCAGAGATGCCAGTGGTGAAGATTGCTTTGGGGGATTCAGTTCTATCTTTGTAAGTGATGACCTCTGAATCAATCAGAATCATGCCATCCTTATCTTTGAAACCCTCAGTAGTTTCAACTTCAATAGTCTTATCACCCTTTATGACATTTGTAGTCAGTTTGGTGCAAGACGTTATCTTTGCATTGCGATATGTATCGACATCAAAATATCTGTTGATATTATTCAGGATGTCAATTGGGTATCCACTGCGTTCCTGTGACTCATAATAGCCACGAACAAATTCTACAAAAGTAGGGTAATCCTGTCTGATGAAAGCAGGAAATTGACCTGCAATACGATCCGATATGGCAATGTTCTTTTGCATCTCTTTTTATATTTCTGTTATCTAATTAGAAACACTCAGGAGTGTCATCTGCTGGTCCTATAATATCTAGGTCGTCATCCGAACCACCATTTGGAATGTTACCTACATTCCCACCACCACCTGTTCCAGTACCAACTGTTCCAGTGGTGCCACCACCTGCTGATCCAGTTCCTGTTCCAGTTTCGTTAGTTCCACCATTTCCTGATCCACCTCCAGCACTGAAGTCGGCAGGTTCGGCATTACCTGTTGTTGTAGAATCAATAGTGATACCAGCAATATCTGGGACAACATTAATTACAGGTGCAATACCACATTCAGATCCGTTTACTGCTAGGTAAACATCGAATTTTGAAATGATATCATATGAGTTGGGGATAACAGAAAGTTTGATCTGATCCCCAATAGAAGTGTCTAGGACTGTGATGGTATTTATGTCCACAACCCCCCTTTTGTAATCAATTTTACCAGCAGTTGAGTTAACGTAAACTTTTTCAGATTCTTCTAGTTTGAAGAGTCTGACATTACCCATTCCGTCCTCATCCAAGTAAACTGTGGTAGTTGCTCCATACTCTGCAGTTGTAAATCCTGAAGATGCTAGAGAAGATTTTCCATGACACTCATTATTGAGGGGTTGGTGAAAATCAATACAATATGATGCGGCAACACCGTTCGATGGACTGAAACATTTACGGATTCTCAGTTTAGTGATGTTTGATGTGATAGATGGGTGAGAATTATCAATTGCTGTTTGAATTTTTGAATATTTGAACTTACCATCAAACTTCTTAACTGCTTCACCAGTGATATAACCACTGACTGCAGTCTCAACATAATTTTTAATCTCGTTAGGTGAAAGATTAGTGGTATTGATGTCAAAATATGCAGTAGTTCTCAATTCAACCTCAAGAACCTTCGCATCAACAACTACAGGGATAATTGATGCAACACTATAATTTTTCAGTTCCCTAACAAGATTTCTCTTTGTGTTGGTATCAATGTTTAGACCTGTTTTTGTCTTAACTGCCAAATAGACTTTACCGTACTGAGGTGGATCTAACTCTTCACCACCATATGCAATAACATCGTCAGTATCATTGTAAATTTGACGGAAAATATTTTCATAGTCCTTAGAAGTCACTGCTCTGTTCTGAGTAGAGAACTGTCTAGGTGCTTTGAACTTAATCTTCTCTAAAGATTCAGCAGGAACACCACCAGAAGACTTAGAAACCACTGAAATCGTTGCTTCTGCTGTAATGTCTCTACCAGCAGCATCAACTACAGTTCCAGTGAATGAAAATGACCCTGCATTGTTAGCAGATTCACCTTCAGTCTGAATATAGTTAAATTCTATGACTTCACCATCAACAGTCTCTCTACCAAAGACACCATCACCAAAGTAAACTTCATATCTAAGGTCTTCAACCTCTTGTAAGAAGTAAACACGATCTTTTGAATCTAGATCAATGATAGTTTGTGCTTTGACATAGTTGTTTCTGACAGTAGAGTTCTCAGACTGTCTAACATAAACCTTCAATGTCGAAATATCAACATTTTGATTGGGAACTACAAATCTTTGTGTGGTCTCAGTTTTATCAACCACATATTCAAAATTTAATAACTGACCTTCAAATACTGTTAGGTTGTTCCAAGTTGCCTGACCTGTAATTGAATTTACAGGAACTGTAACATCTTCAACAATAGAGAAGATATAAGATTCGTTATCAATTCTCGATGCTAAAACAGATCCTGCTCTCAAGGTAGCAGTATTAGGGTATTCACCGTCATCAATCTGAGGTACGATCAAATTAACAGTGACAACTGCTTTAGAAGCAGTAATTGAGTCTGGTGTATAATTGAAATACTTGAGGATATTAACTACATTGTCTCTAATTGTTGAGGTAGACAAGAATAGTTCATTAACAGCAAGGTTTGCGTTAAATGAAGAGTAGTATGTATTATATGCTAGGATGTCTAGAAGGTACGATAGAGTAGAACCTTCAAAATCGTAGTCAGTAAACTCCGATCTAGTTCTTAGGTAAGACTTAATAGACTCTTTGATTTCCTCAAAATCAAGAGTCGTTAAATTTGAAGGTCTAGTTGCCATTTTTTACCTTGCTAATAGGAATGTCACTGTTTGTGTTAGTGGTTGACCGATAATCTTGAATTCGATCTCAACTTCAATTTCATTACTATCTTCCAGTAAGTATATATCTGTGTTCTCGATGGTTACTCTGGGTTCAAAATTTTTGATTGCTGTTTCAATCTCGTCTTTTAATACTTCACCTAAAAATTGATCTGCATTTTCAAAAAGTAGATTCCCTACTTGAGAACCATAAGATTGGTTGAATGGTTTCTCACCAAATCTGGTCATAACAATATTTCTTACAGCATCACGAATCGCATTTGCATCTTTTACTTGTGTTACATCATCTGTACCAGGATTTTTCAGGAATGATAATTTAATATCCCTGAACGATCTTGAAATATCAGTAACCTTACCTGTGATTGCCATTAGTGTCTTTCAACGTAATCGGTAACTTTGTCGTTAGGAGGATTTTTCTTGTCTCTCCCTACCATGTTAAGATATTTATCACTACGTGGGTCAGTAATAAGCGTCATACCAGATTCAATAAATTCATTACCTTGATCTGGAATAGGATTATTTGCCATTTTTCACTAAAAGTACGGATTTGGATGTTACCATCCCTTGTTTTTATTTATAGTAAAAAACCCACCCCTTTCGGGGTGGGTATTAATCATTTACCTTGACCACGATAACGTTTCTTTGCAGAATTACGTGATGTAGATGCATACTTGGTATGCGCTCCTCTACCTTGCCGAGTTTTTTTAGGATGCGATTGAATTGTATCTGCACCACTAAGAGATTTTGAACGTGCTGCCATAGGTTACCTGTGAACTGTGAATATTATAGCACAAGTTAGATTGTAAATACAGTCCAAGTGCCAGTTGCAATTTTGGACCAACATGGTGCTTTTCCAGGAGTCTTAGTTCCTAGGTCATCACCGACTCTAGCAATAGGAATACCTGTAACTAGAACTGTTGGTGGACCAAGCATCGGAATAGTCCATGGAACTACAATCCTAGTATGTCCACCACCCCCTATGATGTCCTCAATTGTAAGTGTGGGGCAACCAAACGGAACGGGACACAAACCACCCTTACAGGGGATTTCAAC